TAGCAGCGCCCGCAGCAGCTGATCTCGATTGAGCTACTGCCAGAGCCTCCTCAGCTACAGCCAATTCTCTTGTGACTTGAGCCTCAATCTTCTTAAGCTCAGCCATACGAGTTAATGTCGCTGTTCTGCCTTTTTCAGTAATTTGAGATTTAAGGCGCTGTACTTCTAGAGCTTTCTCAGCCGCAATAGCAGCTAAAGTTGCTTGAGTATTTGCAACAGCGGCTTGAGTGCTAATTACTTGTTGAGCAGCAGCAGCGCGCTCGGCCTGAATTGCAGCATACTGCGTTACGGTTTGAACCGCTAATTCCTTCGTTTTTGCAGCTACAGCAACACCAGAGGCATAAATTGCAGGAATGTAGGTTCCAAGCCAATAAGCACCACCAACCATCATTGCAGATGTTAAAACATCTAAGTTACCAGCAAGCGTTTTAATAGAACCTGACAATACTTCTGCTGCGCCAGATCCCTTTCCAGACTCGCCAACAAACTTAGTAATTTCATTGTTAAGCAGCGTTAGCGATTGGCTAATAGTGATGTCTGTTTTAGCAAATAAGGCATCTACATCTGCTTGAACATTCTTTAAGGCCTTAACGATTTCTTGGGAAGTAATTTTCCCTTCCGCTGCTACTGTGCGTAACTCTCCAACAGTTATACCCATACCTTGAGCAATTGCTTTTGCTAATGCTGGGGTTTGCTCCATTACAGAGTTAAGCTCTTCACCGCGCAATGTTCCACTTGCTAATGCCTGCCCAAACTGAACTAAAGCTGCATCTGCTGCTGCTGCACTTGCACCACTTATTGCTACAGCTTTTGATACTGTTTCAGTTAAACGTGCTGTGTCATCCATTGTGAGGTTTAAAGTTTTGGCATTATCACTAAAACGC